TTGCGTCTGTCGACCCAGCGCTAGCGGTTTCTGCCAGATACTTCTTCTGGTTTTCCAGAAGAGTGCTGACTACTTGCTTCTTCGAACCTTGGAGGCCTTCGAGCAGCGCTTCCTTGGTTGCGGTCCAGTTTTCCATGAGTTGCATGAGTTTCTCCTTGTTAATGGATGACAGGGTTACTTGATACCTGCGAGGCGCTGCAGCTTGGCAAGACCTTCGTCAAGCTGTGGAGCTGCGGCAATTTCCACCGGTGCGTCACCTGTCACGACCGTGGTTTGCTTGTCATCAACCATACCTTCGGTCAGGGTTGCAGCTGGTGCAACGTCTTCCTTCAGGATACGACCAATGAAGAACTTGTAGGACTCTTCCAGACGATCAGTTTCGACGTTCTTGAGAACCATCTCCATCTGTTCGCGCTTCTTGCCAGTCAGGCTTGCAAGCAGCTTTTCGAGCTTCGATTCACGAACCATCGCGAGGCGGTGCTCTTCAGAAGAAGCGAGGGCCTTTTCAGCGTCTGCGAGCTTGGCTTCAGCAATCTTGAGCTTGCTTGCAACGGAGTCTTCATCGACGTGTGCAGTAGCGAAGGTAGATGCGAAGGCTTCGTAGATACGACGGCCAAATTCATTTTGCTTGACAACTTCGATGTCTTCCTTCAGTTCGTCGAGCTCAGCGGCCAGGCGGACTTCAAAGAATGCGTCAATCTTGTCGACAAGCTGGTCAAGTTCGGAAGCGACTTCTTCGGCGAGCTTGTGCTTTTCTTCAACGAGCTTCTCAGCGTATTCAGCTTCGAGGTCACGGAAGCGCTCAATGTCAGCCTTCAGTTCAGTCATTTCCTTGATGAGTGCATCAGCAACGAAGGAATCGACCTTGGTGACAAGTTCATCACGTTCAACGATCCACTGTTCTGCGAGCTCGGCACGAACGGCCATCGAGGTTTCTTCGCGGACTTGCGTCTTGAAGGCATCGACAGCAGTGTTCCACTGCTCGGAGATTTCAGCACGGGTTTCTTCGCTGAGCAGCTCGGACTGAAGCAGCTTCTGCAGGATTTCGTCCATTAGCTTTCTCCTATTTGATCGTCAGTCTACGACTGACACGTTGGGCATCTGTGCGCTAGATATTGGAACAAACGTTCCTGTATCACGTGTGGGTATTTAGCGCGCAGTACGGAAACCGCCTCAAAAACGAGGTGATTTTGGCGCGGAATATCAATCTTGTGTGTCGTCGGAAATTTGTCCGCTGACGTCATCAATTTCTGCTTGTGCCGGCTGGCTGAAGCCTGCTAGCTGTTGCGTCTTAGCAACGATGTAGTTATGGATTGTGACTTCAGCCTGCTCGTGACGATCATTGATCAGATCTTGGAGCATTGATTTAAGACTTTCTCGAGGATCCATATGGAACTCCTTCTACGGTGATGATTTTCCACCCACACCAAAACTCATTCTTCAAAGAATGCCTATACAGCGTGGACCAAGAAATACCATTTTGCTTCAACCAAATTTGAAGCCCAATGATAACTGTTTGTGAACCGTCTTCGTTTTGAAGAAGATAGGTTTTTCGCTTATGTTCCAGCGGTTTACCTATCTTGGCTTCGCTCATGCGCTTACGAGCAGATTCACTTTTTGTTTTTCCAGTCTGCGATTGACTGATCTTCTGTCCGCGCTTTGTGTTTGCGCGAATAGAATTACCGATTTTCAAGCGAGTTTGTTCTGACACCGCCCGACCCATTTGCCCGCCCCCGCAGGCAAATGGTTTAAGGTTGTAGTAAGTTCTTCCAAAATCCTCAGGATGTATTTTGTTCAGTTCTTGCTGTTCTAGAAATTGAGTAAACTTCACATCATCAACCTGATCATTCACACAAAGAATAATTCTGCTAAAATCTGTTGGACGCTTCTTATATGCTTGCTTAAACCACTTTCCAGATCCAATGTACTGGTCATTCACATGACCATGATGCGAACCAACATATTTCATATTGGTTAGTTTGTCATGCCATTCGTACACAAATCCGTACATTTCTCGTCTAGGTTGTTGAATCCGGAAGTATTTACTACTCCCGGCTGTTGCTTTTTTGAAAGCTCTTATCTGTCAGCGCGCTTATGCATTTTTGGACCGCTGTATGAGTCGTTATAACCGTTGTCCCAATCATCTGGCTTACGATGCTCAGTATCTCCGCCACGTTTTACGAATGCTGCAATTTTGTCGGCGCCGACGTATCTGCGAGCTACAGCAATGATCTTGTCCTTATCTTCGGACCACTGCTCTTGCGACTCGCGATCAGCAATTGATTTTGTGACTGTGCCATCAGACATGAAAACAACGTTGATACCGTAGTAATCAAGGCTATCAATATCGTCACGCATGACAAGCACCATGATGAAATCGCCTTCATTGCTGGCTTCAACCGCAAAGTATTTGCCATTACCCTTTTGCGGAAGCACTGCTCGACTTGGGCGAGCACCGGTCTTTGGATTGACCTTGTCGAATGCGCGGGCCTTCTCCTCTGGAGCGCCACGAGGTTTGATGCTTGGGTTCTTGATGGTGAAGGTACGACCTGCTTCAACGAGATTGAGCATTTCCTGAAGAAGCTTCATTTGTCATCCTCGTCATGATCATCCTCGTTGAATTCAGCAAGCGCTTCTTTCCACTCGGTGATGTTCTGTTCCTTGATCCATTCAAACATGCGCTCAATCACACCAGAATTGTCTTCAAGGAAGGCATCCATGTTGCGGTAGCCGAGTGCACGAGTGAGCTTTTCAATGTTCTCACGACCACGAGGACCTTCAATGCGCCAAGCATTGTTGCGCTCTATCCAAGCATCAACGAGCTCATCGAGGTCCTTGCTCTCATTGAGATCTTCCTTAACAGGGCGTCGAAGGTGACGGATATCCACTTCATCCTCATATTTGTCAAACTTAACCAGTGCGGTTTGTTTGTTGATCTTAAGAATAATGCCGTCCTCACCAAACGTATCATGTCGCCGACGCTGGCACCATGACTTTGTCGCCCACCTTAAATTTTCGCTCTTCGGTCAAGGAGAGCAGTTCTTGAAGGTGCTTCATGATTACTTCTTGGTAATCGCAGCAATCAGAGACGCAATTTCCTTCTTGAAGTACTCTTGCGCGCGCGGATCAACAACAACGGCCTCAGCCAGTGTCATGACCTTCTTCGAACCCATTGCTTCAGCAACAACGTTTGGATACGCTTCTGGAGCGGATGGAGTCGAAACAATGTCCATCGTCACGAACGAGAAGTCACCAACTTCACCGGACTCGTTCACATTACCAGTGCCACGGGAAGACACACCGAGACGAACGCCGCCTTCGATGATCGCCTTCGCGATTTGGCCGGCTGGCGTGTTCAAGAGCTTCATCTTGCCGACTGCGTTGTTACCATCCATACGGATTTCCGTAATGGCGTGCGACACGTTCGCAAGATTGATGCTAAGTGAATCAGGGTGATTCAGCTCGCCCATGATGTAGTTGCCCTGGGCAATCTTGGATTGGCACTCTTCTACAGCACGAGCGATCTCGTTGACTGGGTACACACGGCCGTTGCCGTTGCGAAGAGCCGCCTGCATCATGATGCCAGACAGGTAAAGGTCGCCGCCCTGACGCTTCATTTCGGTCAGGTTAGCAACGGATGGGGCGAGGTATTCTTTAAGCAGCAGCATGGGCGCTCCTATGTTGGCCTATTTGATCCCGTATTTAGCCGGCGGCGGGCGGATTTTGCTCTTCTGGAGGGGTTTCTTCACCTTCAGGAGGGGTTTCTTCACCGCCATCAGCTCCAGGGGTGCTTGCAAAGGGCTTATCTTCATAATCCGAGTCAAGAAGCCCTGCGCCCGGGTCGCCGTACTCATCTGAACCGCCACCGCCCGACTCAGCATTCTCAGAGTCGACCTTGATCTCACCGCGGTTCTTGTACACGGCAGGGTCGTACATCTGCTGCATGATAGACACGACAGCATTGTCAGACATGTTGCGCTCTTCCTTGAGCATCACTTCGTTCATCTGGATTTCGTCGTCTGTCAGGCCGAGGTAGCGCTTCAAGATGAAGCGGCGCGACAGGAATTCATTCTCTTGAATGTTCTGGAACGAAGCAATCAGATCGGCGTCCAGTGCAGCTTGACGGTACAGAGCAAAGTTTGCAGGATCCGGAAGCTTGATCTGGAAGACTTCATCGTCGATCCGCAGACCACAGACCTTCATGTAGATCTTGAACTCTTGATCGTAAATCTCGTTCAGGCGATCTTGCAAACGGCTGATGAAGTTTGCGAAGCGCAGTTCTTCAATGTACGCAATGCCAACCTTGCCGTCGTTGTACTGTGGGTCAGAACCACCCGTAGCGCTGCCTCCCATGTACGATGTAGGAATACGCAGACCGCGGAAAATCTTGTCCGTAAACGTCTTCAGGAGGTTCGTACCGAAGTCTTCAGTACCACCAGCCAAGGTCTCAACACGCGAGCCGCGCCCACCGGCCGTGACAGGGAAGAAGTAGTCTTCCTGAATAGAAGCGGGATCAAACTGACCGTCAACGGTGTCCTTTTGATTGTTGCCTGTTCCAGGTACTCGCTTTTGGCGAATTTCGTTCTTCACAGATTCGAGGTAGCGCTTGACCTGCTGTTGGTTCATGTTACCAACGTCGATGTAGAAGATTCGACGTTCCGGAGCACGGACGATACGGTAAATGATCACGGCGTCTTCCAGCATCGACAGTTGGCGATACACGCGGAAGATCGGCTTCAAGATGGATTGACCAAATGGAGCGCTATCACCCATGTCGTCTGACATGGTGAAGTGAATCATGGCTGCCGCAGGGACAATGTCAACCTGCTCAGCACGCTGGACACCGTACGAATTGGGTTGCTGTTGTGTATTCTGGCGCTTAACGTGGTAAGCGATCTTTGTACCAATTTCATCAACCTCGATGCCAACGATCAAGGAAGGATCAATGTACTGCCACTTGCGAGTGTCAGAAACTTTGCGAAAGAAGCAATCTCCATACTTGACCAAACAACGGGCGGTGCTAAAAACACGCTTCTTCAGATCTTGAACCTGTGCCCATTGTCGAAGTGCTGCACGAACTGTCACGGCAGTCGCGTCAGAAACGTCTTGGTTGTCTTCCTTCTGCCAGTGGATGACGAAAGGCAGTTCAGTCTTGTCATCTTTGCCAGACATTTCTTCGGCAATAATGTCAAGAGAACGGGAGATGTCAATGTCGCTGTCCATCACGTCGTACTGTTTGTACGAAGACATGCGAGAACCTGGTCCACGCATGATCTGCGAGTACCAGGAAACAGCGGCAAGAGAAGTACGGTCTGTGGCGCGTGGATCGTATGCGTCAGTGCTAAGCGCGGTGTAAAGCTGCTTGCGCGTTTTAGGCGTAATGATACGCCACATTCCAGTCATATGGCTCACGATGAAGCTCCATTCTGTTGCTTACGGGCGGCGTGCGCCTCTCTCATCTTTTGCTTGGTCTCTTCTGAGTGCTTGCGGCCAATACGAGCTTCGCTCATCTTTTGCTTGGTCTCATCTGAGTGTTTGCGGCCTCGGAAGCAATCGCCACACTTTGCCGCATGAGCAGCAGACAACTTGATGCCTTGTTTAGATTGGCTGATCTTCTCTCCAATCCGCGGATCTCGTTTCTTACCCTTAAGAGATTTCGCCACTTTTTCAACAACTTCTAGTGGTATTTTTCTACCAGATAATTTTGCCCTAATTTTTGCTTTTGTTTCTTCTGATAGTGGGCCTGTTCGAACAAATCCGCCTCTCGCGTAAGACTGATTCATAAACAGCGGCGAACGAATAACATCAAGATACCGCTGAAGCCTTTCTTCTTCACAAAGCGCCTCTTCACGAGTGACATGAGATGTTAGAATAACCGTTGAAAAGCATTCCGGAAAGTTTTTAATGGCAGCCTTCCAACCATCCCTAAACTCTTTGGATGACACGGATCCATGATAACCACGAGTAAGATTTTCAATGGAAGTTGAACCGATGTAAAAAGGTGGCAAATCATCCCCACTGTACATCGTTAAGTACACGCAAAACAAATTAGCCTCGCTTGAGTAGCTTGTTAGCTACTTCTTCAGGTGATTGAAAACCGGCCGTGCTGCGACTAAGGCGAGCGAGCAACTCATCAGAGTTTAGAGCCTGGCGCCTTTCAGCATCCAAGTTGTCACGCATCACCTGCAGGAGAGCTTGCAGAACGTTCAGAATTTCTCCGTTATCCGATAGGTTTCCAGTTTGCTTTTCAGCTTCTGGCGTTGTTGATTCAGGCGTTTGAGCCTCAGTCTTATTTACGGTGACCGGCTGCACAGCCGGTTGAACCTGCGCCTGGGGCTGCGCGGCCAGAATCTTTGCATCCTGGATCAAGCCAGCTGACGTTAGCTGGTTCGCCGCCATGACGTTATTGAACTTGGCCTGCGAATCTTGAACAGTTTTAGTGACAACCTTGGTGTTGTCTACAACCTTCTTAGCGTTATCTGCTTGTACCTTGCTAAGTTCGTTCAGCGTTTTTCTGTCAGTACCTTCAAACCCGCCGAGCGCCTTGACTGTATTGGCATTAGCCTCGATTGACGCGTCCAACGATGATTTGGCCGAGTCCACCATCTTTTTAAGGGCGCTATCATCAGGCAGTAGGTCTGTCAGATAACTGATCCCACCAAGCAATCCGCGAGCAAATAGGTTGATAGCCCCAGTCACGCCAGTCTTGATTACGTCGAAGATGGATTGAATTGGCTTCATGAAACTATCGCCAAACACCCACGTCAACGCGTCAATGATCATCTGTGGAACAGATGTTAGAGCCGCGGTAATCACACCATTGACACGACTCCAGATGCCGCCGTTCGGGTCCATGGCCTGTGACAGTTCACCGGTGAACGCTTCAAAAATTCCAGACGTCACGGCCGCCAGAGGCGCCATCGACGCCACAAAGTTCGAAACACCGCTGAGAATAGTTACAAACCCACGTGTAAGTCCGGCAGCGGCGTTCCAAAGCCCTGCAACAGCACCAAACAACGAGCCGATCGCGCGACTATTGAAAACCGTCTTACCAATGTTGTAGGAATCCTTTACGCCGGCCACCCAACCCTTTAATCCGGTAAACAGACCACCCAACCCCGTCTGAAGCGACTTTAGTGGCGTTAGCAAATTGGTCATCATGCTGCCAGTCGCTGAAGCCGCCGATGCGCCACCAGACACTCCAAGGCCCGCTGCTTTTGACAGCAATCCGATGATTGGACCACGAAAAGCCGCCATCAACCCAGCGCCGACCGCCGCAATAATTGGGGCGCCAACACTCTTCTTAAAGCCCTCAGCCCACGCTGTTAATTTACCTACAGCTTGCCCAAATTCTCCAACATGCTTTCCGAACGCTTCTTGGTTCTGTGCTCCAGCATCTTTGGCGAGTGTTGCTTTATCACCTTGCTTTATGAGCTCTCCAAGCGACCCCTTATTCACATTTTCAAGAAGATTATCAAGAACGGCTTGGGTGCCAACCTGTCCTGATTGGGAGGCACTTTCATACATTCCTTGTGCACCACTAGAAAGCTTTTGCACTAGCCCTGTAAGCTCCGCTTCTTCATCTTTAGTTTTACCGCGACCCTTAAGATTCAGTTCATATGCTCGCTGGGCGGCAGCGCCGTTTCCTGTAAACGCACCAAGCTGTAAGAGCGCTGCACCTTGGTCAATCCGTTCTTTCACCGTAGACTGACGCATTTGAATCAGCGCGTTACCAAGTTCCTCAGACGCCTTTGCAGTCATACCAAACTGAGTGCCAATAGTTTGCAACTGCACGAGTTCCTGCATTCGCGCCACTCGCTGACGTGGCGCGAGACCTACTAACTCTCGTTGAGCACTGGTATTCTTAGCAACAGATGACACCATGTCTGCGAATTCATCAGCAGTAAGACTGGTAGTCTTAAGCAGACGATCAAACATTCGAATTTGAGCGCCAGTCGCGTCTGTCAGATCATCGATGCTAATACCAGCAGACGCTGCGCTTTGTGCCAAGTTCGCTTGGAACTGACGAGCTTCCTTACCAAAGATGCCCATCGACGCCAGCACATCATCCTGTGCGGAGATGATTCGGTTGAAGTTCTCAAGGGTTCCTGCCTTACTAGCAACGGTGATGCTGGACTTCAACATCGCGTTGTACTCTTCCAGGGACATGCCTGCCTTCGCGGCATAAATGTACAGATCCTTTAGGTTTCCTATACTGCCCATGCCGAGGCGAGACAGCTCAAAGAAATCAGCCGTGACTTGAGTGGCCGCGTCGATAAGCTTTCCAAATGTGTAAGTCAAACCGCCAGAGGCTGCAGCCGCCATTCCAAAGTTCTGGACCAGCCGCTGAATGACGCTGGCAACTGGAGTAGTTGATGGTGTTGGGGTTGCTGGCGTTGGCGTCATTGGTGCAGGCGCGCCTGCTTGTTGCCTTCTGAAGAGACCAAAGAAAGATGATGTTGGGGCTGCTTGTTGAACTGGTTGCTGCTTAATGAGGTTGCCAAGATTGTTGATCGCTTTAACGGTCTCGCCGCCCCAGAGTCCAATTGCTTTGATGAGCTCTTTGTTGTCAACCAAAGGAAGTGGTTCACCATCGGGAGCGGCAATTGGTTGTAGCGAAGACATAAACTTCGCCATCTGCGTGTTCAACGCGCCAAAGCTCTTGGTGGTAGTTCCAACCTCGTTGTTCAGACCCACCAAACCCTTAGTCAGTCCAAGGAACGAATCCTTCAAGTCACCAGCACTGGCCGCAACTGCCTTAAAAGCCTTGCGCACCTCACGGTCTGCCCTTTCCTTCTGGGACTGTTGTGTGCGACCTGAGAAGTTTGGCTTATTTCCGGACAGCGCCGTAGCAGACCTGAGAAGTTTCTCAATGTTCTGCAGTGATTTGAGTGCGTCGTCTTCTGTTGCCATCCCGCGTGTCCCGGTAAGGCCCTTCTAAGGCCCATAAATAAGTGGATAGACATATTTACAGACGAGGCAATTGCTCATGTCCGACACCCAAAACCCACTGCTGATGAAGGTGAAGCTTCCAGGCCGCACCTTTCAACTCCCTTCTCGTGGAGCGCTGTACCACAACGGTGAACTTGCCGATGCGAACGGTGAAGTTCACGTGCATCCGATGACGGCGCTAGCCGAAATCAACATGAAGAACCCGGACCTGCTCTTCAATGGTAAAGCATTGGAAGCCGTTCTGTCTGAGTGCGCCCCATCAATCAAGAAGCCTCTTGACCTGTTTGGGCGTGATGTGGATGCAATCCTGTTCTTCCTGCGCTTGGTGACCTACGGTTCGGAGTATCGAATTGAAGTCAAACACGATTGTGAGGACGCAAAGCAGCACTCGTATTCAGTAAATCTTGAAGAGCTCGTCCAGAAGATGACGATGCTCGATCCAACGACGGTTGAGGAAAAGCGCGTCGTGACTCTGCAAACGGGTCAACAAGTATTCACACGTCCAATGAAGTTTAAGGACGTCATTGAGCTCTTCCACCGCACTGGAAACAAGAAAGAACTGACAGTTGATGACATCAGAGAGCTGGCAGTCGTGAATATGTTGAGCATGATTGAGCGGGTAGATGATGTCACTGATCCTAAGTTCATTGAAGAGTGGCTTCGCTCACTGACGACGCCGATGATGAACCGCATTCAAGAAGGCGCTAACGAACTGAATGGCTGGGGTCCCGATCAAATTGTCACCCTCAAGTGCAAGGACTGCGGCGCCGAGATGAAGGTGGAATTGCCACTGAACCCAGTAAGTTTTTTCACCGAATGATCCTGTCTGGCGATCACAGCAGGATCGTGTCGATGATTGATCGATTGGGTGTAGAAACCCGAAGTCTCATCAAGGTTTGCCAAGACATCGCTACCTACACGCGGGGCGGTATTGACTACCACATGGCTTTGCAGATGTCTGCGTTTGAGCGTGACCTTGCGATTGAGGACATCAACAAGCGGATGGAAGCGGCGGCAAAAAATCCGTTCGGTATGATTTGGTGATATAATCTTTCCATTATCCGGAGCACTCTATGACGCGAAATGATTTCGTCCGAAGAAAAGCCAAGCGTGGATACGGAGCTCGTCGTTCTGAACTCATGCGTTTGCTGTGGCAGGCTGATAATGACGTTGGGCATTACGCGATCCTGGGTCAAGCCGCAAAGATGGAACAGGCCAAGAGAGATCGCTCAGCGTATATTGCCGAACTTTTGGAAATCACCCACGAGGCGCAAGATGAAGATTGTTGACATCAAGTCCCGCAACGAGAAAGAGTTTGCCGCAATTCAACGCAAGGTGAAAGCCTTCGTGAAGACCGTTGGTTGCAACACTGGCCGGGTTGAATTCTCGGTTGAAGGTTCGCAGTACTACATCGAGGTGGAAAACGACGGCAACCTCGCTAATGAACTTGCCGACATCGTAAAGGACAGCCCGAGCGGTGTAGTAATCAGTAAGAAGGACTACAAGGACGTGTACGACTGGTCGTCTGACACGTACATTAGACCCTGCTCACTTATCACCTTTCAATTCAGGTGACACAGGCTCACGCCAAACCAGTTAGATGTAGCGCATAACAAAACAGGGACCTTAAGGTCCCTGTTTTGTTTCTGGTGGCTCTTAGAAGCACTTTGTATACGTGATCCTCTGCCCAATTACCAACTTCTCCTTGCACCCCTTGCGCTCGGATAAAACCCAAGTTAAGCCAATTCGTTGACCTGGTTTCCACTCCTGTCGTTGCATGTTTGCACAGCCAGTGAGTACGAACGTTAGCAGCAGCGCGATCAGCAGCTTCATGGGCTACTCCAAAGTGAGCTCCTTGTGAGAGCATTTGAAGTATTTACGCCTACCCCTGAAGATCACGAATCGTCTCGGTCCTCAAAATGCATACCGAGCGCCATATGCAAATCAGACAGTTCATCATAAAGCTTACCAACGGCGTTATAAGCGGCTTTTGCGGCTT